TTCACTTTTGGTATTCCCTCCTCACGTTTAATCCTAGATACAACGGCACTTTTAACCGTCTCTCCGCTTCTTCGGTAAACCGATATAGCAGCTTCGAAACTAGGTTCTAGTTCTTCACCGATTTCTTTTAGCGCTTTATTAACTACTCTGTTAACTTTCGCAGAGCCTAACTTTTTTTCCATATTCGCTAAAAGTTCATCCATGCCTTTTAATTCAGCTCCCACTTTTTATCCTCCAAGAACTATAACAATAAAGTCTCTATCAACAAAATCAGGCCTTATATCTAATATTCCTATTTTTTTATTTGGCAACCTGCTATCAATAATTTCTACAAGATGATCATTCTGAGGGATATAACCCGACAGAGGGTCTCTAAACTTAATAGTGTATTGTGCTTTAACGCCTCTCTCAGTTACTTTCTCAATATCTTTTATGCTTGGATTATAGACTTCGGCGAGTGTTGCGAATAGTTTCTTTAATTTCATATCTCTTCCATCTAATTCATCGTCTGTTGTTGATGAATAAAAGATGACAGGAGTTCTCAAATCACCATTATTTGTTTTTTTTCTAGACATCGTCAGAAACTTCTTCGATAAAACCAGGTAATTTGTCGTCAATCTCTTTAAAGCGGTTTTTGTTGACAACAAAGACATCCCCAATTTCTCGAATTACCTCTTCTTTATAATCTTCAAATCGTTGAATCGTTCTTACTTTCATATTCTCTTTCCATTTCTTCAATAGCCAAACGAGCGATTTCGTTTTTAAAAGAGTCATAAAACAACTCGAGACAGTCGTTAAAGACATATCTCGAGCGCTCCATTATTAACTCTTTACCGCTTTCATAATCCATCAAATCAAACCCTAACAACCCTTTGAGGGCACTCTCTGAACTTTTCAAAATTAGTGATAGATTGTCATCATCAAAATCATGAAACACTCTCATTCGTTCTTTAAATGGTTTTAAAAGCTTGTGTTCATCCATCTATTACACTCCTGGAATAGCTCCTACACCCGGTTCGCCAGAAATTACAATTGGGTCTGCAACACTAAGCGTCCAAACTGCTGCTGAAGTCTCATCCTTAGCACGACCATACGCAAATTGTTTAGCTGTAAATAAGTCTAAATCTTCAAGAGCGTATGTCTCTGTATACTTGTGTAACTCAATTCCGCCTGCAACATATGCATCATATCGTCCCTTAACAAAAGTTGTAACTTCCTTAGCCTTTTGATGGACTGACTCAATTAAGGTAACGTTGTAAGGTAGAGCAGTCACGAACGTTCCGTTAGCATTAAGTGATGTATATTGTTTTTTAACATCCCATGCATCTGCTGGATTAACCACGATTACAATGTTTCCATCAACTTCAACAGCTGTCTTTCCATCTTCTTTTACAGAGTGGTATTTATGTACCATCGTCAATTCTTTTACTGTTGTAGATGGATCTTTAAATGTTAAAACTCCTGTCGGTTTTTTTGCATCATACGTCGCTTTTTCGCCAACAACTTTACCTTTTAGAGTACGAGATAACCCGATTGGTTTACCATTGCCATCTCCATTTAAAAAAGCTTCTTCTAATGCAACTGCGAACGCTTCATCAATTTGTGTCATAATGAAACGAAGTAACCAGCCTGGGCCGAACTTAACAGCGTCTTTGGGAATAACTACGTAAGCTGTGAGCTTGTGTTGGATAGCCTTAGTTGAGCTAAATGAAGCTTGAAGTTGCCCTTTGATTTCCCCGTACAAGTCACCCCACTCGGCTTTACCTTTAGAATCAGAATCAATGAACTTCATGCGAAGGCCCATATTTTTAAGACCAATCGCTCCAATAAGCGGATGTTTTGTTGTTAAATCTTCAAAAATACGATCAACTGTTTCTTCTGGGATTAACTCAGTTAGCCCAGCTGGCGCTGTTTTTACGATCTCATTAAAAAATTTACGTTCACGAGCTGTCATTTTTGCGTCGTCTGGAGTCAATGCGATTGCAGATTCTACTTCTGCTTGCGCAACTTTTTTAGATTCTTCAAACATTGCTTCTAGCATGTTGTTGTAGAGAGCGCTCTGTTCCTCTTGTGGCGCTTTGTTAGATACTGCATCTACAAATTTTTGTCGAATTTCGTTGAATTCATTCGATAATTTCATTGTCATATTTTAAATTTCTCCTTTTAATTAAAAACAAAAAGCCCCAAAACCTGTTGGTGCCTCTTTTCTGTCTTTAGTTCCTTTTTGCTCGGTGTTTTCCATTTTGGAAATAACCATATCTACGATTTCATCAATATTAACTTCTGGTTTTTTTGTGTTAATCGCATTAGCTAATTTTGAAATGACATCACTAGGAATGATATTTTCAATCCCAGCCACCAATTGCGGCGCTTGTTTGATTTCTTCAGCAAACATTTCCTTGTCTGCAAAGCCTTTTTCAACAGCTTGCTGTGCATTAAACCAAGTTTCTGTGCTCATCAAATCTAGCAATTCATTCATTTCTAAGTCAGTCTTATTGACATAAGCATTAGCAATAGATATATTGTAGTTTTCTAAAACTCCTGCCTCATGCAGCATTTGTTTATGATCTCCACTAACTGTAGTAGATACATTGTGAATCATCAATTGTGCTGTAGGACTAATCTCAACAACATCACCAGCCATTGCGATTACTGAAGCCGCCGAAGCAGCAATACCAACAATCTTAACCGTTACGTTTCCTTGATATGATTTCAATGCGGTATAAATTTCACTCCCTGCATATACGTCGCCACCACCAGAGTTAATAAGCACTTCAATATCGCTATTATCTTGTGGCAAGATAATATCTTTTGGTGCAGTTGCTGGCATATCTAACCAGTCGTAAAACCAACGGTCGCTATCTGAAACAATAGGTCCTTTAATCTGTATTTGTGTCATCTGTATTATCACCTCCTTTCCCCTCTTCAATATAGTTTTTAGTTAAGATGATGTTATCTCCACCATCTATCGGTGCAAAATCAAGTCTTTCACGCACTTCATTTCGGGTAAATGTACCACTTGAAACCAATTTATCAATATTGACTGCAATGTCAAAAATATCATGTTGTGACAGTCCTACAATCTTTAGTCTCTTACCTTTTTGATAGTCACTTTTACTGATGATTTTCGCATTTAACTCATCTTGTATCTTTTTGCTAAGCGGACTCATGCAATAAAGCACTAAAGCTTTTTGAGAACTATCTAAAGTAGCCATGTCTCCATGTAGTACAGTTGGTGGAATACCTAAAATATCAGCGATTTCATCGTCGAATTGTCGTCTTATCTTTTGTAAATCATCGACAGATAAATTTGTTGTACCTGTGGTGTTCGTCAACTCTTCATATGTGATATGATCATTAGTCGGAACTATAGCGACAGACCTCTCAGAGAAGGCTTTAAACAACTTATCAGCATAATCCTTCATCAAAGACATCTGGTTATCTGTAAATTGAGAAGAGCCTTTTGCATGCATCATCCCTCTTATCTGATTGTTTCTTAAAACAGTTTCTACCATGCGCTGATGTAATTTTTCGTACTCTAAAAACAAACCGTCAATATAACTTGATAGCCTGTTATTGTTGTATTGCAAGAAGATAACTTCGCTCATTTTAAACGTTCGCTTGAATATAAAGTCTTTAACAGTCACACTATCAAATGTATCTTCATATACAGCGTATTCTTTGCGACTGTAGTCATCAGCGACAAGTAACTGATCGTCATCTGTTTTGATAACTAACACTTCATTTTGAGTAACTAACCTATAAATAAATTTTTGCCAAAAATATGATGCTGACTCATTGTTATTTGGTCGTACATTGAGCAAATAATTCCAAGACGGACTCTCGATATTAACTAATCGCATTTCAGAATCAGCAAATATCCTAGCTAGAAATTCTGCGGACTTATCAATAGCTAGATTTTTTAAGTAAAGATTTTGATAATCATTAAAGATGTCATCTAAATCATACCCATTTTCAGGTATAGTTCCTGTTTTAAAAATACTGCCAAAAAAATCAAGTATTTTCATTGATTACCTCCTTTCTTTAGATTCCATGATAACCCTGTCGGTTGGGAGATAATTCGTATCACGCTCCTTTCAGTTTTCAGACGGTTTCAAGTGTGATACTCCTTTCTATTAAATTTTGCCTCTAAGTCTATCAATAATTAATCCTTTTTCTGTATTTTTAATGGTGGCTTCTACAAATTGTTGATCTGGTTTTTCCAATTCTTTAATACGCTTTTCAAGCCGTTCAAAACGTTCAATAAAAATTTCAGTTGTTTCAGTGAGTTTTTGTTCTGATACAACTAACTGTTCTTGTAAATCTTCAATATAAAGATCAACTTCTTTCAACCATTTTGTATGTACTTCAACTAATCTATCTTTTTCTTCGTTTAAAAATTTATCGTATGCTTTCATTTAATCCTCCTTAAAAATCCCAATCGGCAATGCTTTCTAAAAATTCACCGACAGAACTTTCTTGTATCATTTCTTTTTTATATAGCGCTGCAATAAACGCATGAAAACCATCTGTTTTTCTTCTGACTGGTTCTTTCTTTAAAAACCTCTTATTTCCAGAGCCATCTTCTTTTACGTAGGTATTGTCCGTATACCATAACATCATACGGTCATCATCTAAGAAAATAAAACGCTCGTTTGCAAAACCATCTTCGATAATTGGAGCTACCTTAGATTGAATCGCTCCAGGGTTTCTTAAGAACTCATATTCAAAGCCAGCTTCTTCTAAGAGTGGTTTAAGTAGATCCATACGGAATCCATCAGCGCAGACAATTTCAATATTATAATCCTTCCTCCATTCAATTAACTTATCGACAAGCAAGCGAGGATCAATACTGTCTCCGTCAACAAGAGTTAGAAATCCTTTGTCTTGCCACTCTTCGATGGGAGCTTTAAGTTTGAATGCTTTGAAAAACTCTCGTCTAACAAATGAATGTTGCTTCCAGATGAATTCATCACCATTTTTAAATAACAATCCAACTGATGCAAAATCTCGAATACTTGCGTAGTCAAATCCAGCTACACACGAGCGACCTTTTAAGTCAATTTCAGGCTCTCGTAATGTGGCAAGTAGTTTCTCACGACTGGTAACATCTTTTTCCAAATCTGCTTCTGGCAAGTTCATGCGTTTTGTCATAAATTCTTGTCGTCCGCTTGGTTCTAGTTCTAAATCGTCATAGTCTGATTTAGTAACAGTCCACAGCCGTTTTGCGTATGGCGTATCTTCGTCAAGCATTGGGTTTGCTTTCGGCCAGTTTTTGAAGTCATCTACTTCTTCTGCATTGTCCAATTTACAGATAAAAGGGAACATGCGAAAGTCTTCGACTTCGCCTTTCAATATCTGATTAGCTTTTTCAATAGTCTTATCGTAGAATCCTTCACGAACATAACCATTTGTACCATTAAAAAACGTCCTGACATGTGCAATCTTACCTAGTCCAGACTTTTGTACTTTTACTATCTTGTCATCTTCGAACTGGTGAATTTCATCAAATTCAAGACAACCATCTCGTGCAGAGTCCATTGTTTTTGGATTATTTGTCCTAAAAGAAAAGACGGAATTATTTTTCCGTCCTACAATAGACATTTTTGTTAGGTAGTAATGATTTTCTAACCCTCTTGCTTGGATTGTTTCATATACTTCTTCAAATGATACTTTTCCCTGCTTTTCACTATTGGCAGTAATGGTTACATCATAGTTTTTGATAGGGTACAACGGACTTGTAAAAAATGCATCTCTAGTGGACATAAAACCATTTTTACCACCTCCACGAGCCAACGTTAAAAGGTATTCATTAAATTGTGGCTCGCCATCATCTTTTCGAAACAAAAAAATAAAAGGAGTTATAAACTTTTGATATCCAGCTAATGGGAAAAAATTCTTTTCAGCGAATCTCACATACTTATCTATCAAGCTGTCATCAAAATACAGGTCATCTCTGACAAGTATTTTTTCTCTGATAATATTAACGAGCATTTTACGCTCTTTATTGTAAACAATTTCATCATTGTCTATCTTACGAGCATACTCTTCAAACAGTGGATGTGTAATCACAACAAATCACCACCGTTCGTAAAATCATCTTTATTGACTGTTTTTCCTTCTGGCAGCATATCGATCAATTGTTTTATAACTCTGTGATACGTTGCATCTCGTGAGTTATATAATTTTGCTACAGGACGCTCTCTTTCATAAGGTGTCTGAGTTTCTGATTGAGAAAACAGTTCATAATCGCCGTTCTCTGAGATATCAATCCACATGTCATTAAGTAGTATCCGGAGACGTGCAGCTTGAGTGAACAATCCTTCTGCGATTTTCTTTTTATCTTCAGGAATGTCTTTAAATAGCTGTTTCAAGCGATATTTTTCACTATAAACTAATTTGTTACGACGTTTTAATTCATCCAAAAATTCACATCTCCTTTCTAGTTTTTCTCTGGGGTGGGGGGTCGTGCGATAAAAAAAGCAAATATTTGGACAGTTGACCCTTCCCACCGGTTTCATCATTTGGCTTTTACCTCGTTTTATTTTGACGGGGAGGTACTTATCCAAACCATTCATCGGAACGGTAATTTGTTTCTTTATCGACCTTCTTCTTTTTATAATTAAAGCGCTTGTGTCGTCTATTGTGACAGTCCTTGCAAAGCGTTCTAAGATTAGCTAAGTCCGTTGCAAGTTCGGGATAAAATTCAAGTTCTTTGATGTGGTCTACTTCTAAGTTATCTGTCGTCACTTTTCCGTTTTGTCTACACCATTGGCACTCATTGTTGTCTCTTGCTATAGCTTCAAGTCTTAGCTTTTTCCATGTTGTTGAATTGTAGAATAGATGTCTACTGGCTTTGGAAGTTGTGTCTATTTTCATGGTTTTGCTTTACCAGTTAGTCTATTAATGTATGTAACTAAAGTCGCATAAGGTTTGCCATCCTTATACACCGTATTTACTTTCTTATCCCATTGGGATTTAACATATGGATATTTATTAGGTCTCATAATTCCTCCTCAATAAAGTAAGTATTTTATGCGCATTTTGCTTGACAAATATATCTTTTATGTGTATAATATAAGTATAGAAA